GTCCCTAAGCATTTCCTACTGCCTAAGTTTACGCATGAGCAAATTTTGAAGTTGCCTCTCAAATGCGTGCGGAATGCCGCCGAAAATGGTGGTACGTTTAAACCGTACATTCAAGCATTGAAGCAAGTAACTACGGACTGCATTGCTGTGTTGTTGACTTCAACTCCTAACTTCAGGGATATCTCACATTTCCTTGTAGAAAAAGAGTTTACAGGCACTAAGATCGTGCACATGTTCACGCGCGACGAAGAAGGTACATTGACTGAGCGTACAGCTCGTTACAATTACGTGCCTACCGTTCGCACAACGGCTGCTTCTGGACCTGGTTCCATGCATACTTTTGATATGCCGTCAGCCCCTGGCCACTGTGGTTCCCCAATCATTAGTGGCTGCCATCCCTTCAACATTATCGCTTTTCACAGCGGTGGTGATGGGGTGGCCTCGTGTGCTTTCTCAATCTCCCAAGAGATTTTGGGAGACCTCAAGAATACCTTCACCGCTGGTATCTTCGAGGCTGAAGCACTCATCCCAACACCGGCTCATTTGGGTACGCTTAACACTGAGTATTACAACAAGAAACTCTTTGATATCACACCCATTCATCCCAGAGCGGCAGTCAACTTTGCGCAGTTGAATGACCGGGGTGAACACGGACATATGGATGTTATCGGTGGAACGAACTATCCCACTGTGACACCACACTCTCAAGTGCAAAAATCGATGCTTTCCGATTCCCTTGCAGAGTTTGGTCGGCCTAGAGAACATGGCCCTCCCAAATTCAGAGCAGTCCGTAATGTTGCTACTGCCTTTGCCAACATACAAAGCGGCATCAAAGATGTGCCGGAGAGTATGATGCAAGAGGCGACCACCTCTTGGTTAACAGATGTTGTAGCTGCGGCTAAACGTCTGGGAACCAAGTGCAAACCTTTCCCCATTGAAGTTGCTGTAAACGGTATTGGTGGCTCACGACACGTGAAGCGCATCAATATGGCATCTTCGGCCGGTATCGGACTTCGTGGTCCAAAGACAGCCCATTTTGAATTGGTTGCCACTGAACCACGTAACGAGTACGTGGCCCCACCTTTCATCGCGGATGCTGTGGCTGAGGCTATAGCTGGCTATGAAAAAGGGGAAATGCAAAGACCGATATACAAATCAGCTTTGAAGGATGAACCCACTCCTGTCAACAAGGATAAAGTTCGTCTTTTCACAGTTGCGCCTATCGTGACGATCCTCACGGGGCGTATGTTGGTCCTGCCCATTTTGGACTTCTTGTTCTCCATTCCTCTTGAGTCAACTATGCTGCAAGGCGTAAATTGTCTCAACGATGAGTGGGATCAAGTTGGCAAACACTTTCTAGAATTTCCAGAAACGAACTTCATTGCTGGAGATTTCAGTAAGTACGACCAACGGATGTCAGGTCAGATCCTGAGAGCCGTAGGAGTCGCCTTCCGCTTCCTTGCCCTTGAATTGGGCTACACTAAGGAACAGGCACTTTCTGTCGAGACTTACGTGGCTGATTGTGCTCAGTCGACCCTCGTGCTACATGGCACTCTGATGATGGTTGATGGATACAACTTGTCTGGTAATGTCTTGACCCTACCTCTCAATGGTTTGGCTAACTACATTCTGCACGCAATGGCTTACAACGCTATTTTGCGAGCCCATGGTCGTGATCCTGATCGCTTGCCTTTTCGTGGAAATGTGCGTTTTGGAAGTGTCGGAGACGATTCACTTCAGAGCGTATCTCCCGCTGTCGCTGATATTTACCATATGCGATCTTTGCAGGAATTCTTCCACAAGCTCGGTATTCCGTACACCGATGCAGCCAAGTCCGAGGTTGTTGAACCATTGCTTCACATTTCACAAGTTGACTTTTGTAAGCGGCGGTTCAGTCGCGATTTTGACGATCGCATGTTGACTGCTCCATTGAGCATCACTTCTGTCTACAAGAGTATTCACAACCAAATGCTCTCTGGTACTGACGCACGCGAAATTCAGTGCCAAACAGTAGACGGCGCTCTTCGGGAATTAGTTCTACACGGCAAAGAAGTCTTTGATCGTGAAGCTGGAATTATCCGAAAAGCATGTGAAGTCAACAATATTTCTCATCTGATTCCGAATCTCTACCGCACATGGGAAGTCTGGAAAGGACTTTTCATAGGCGAACGATTTCCGGAGTTAGTTGTAGACGGGGAGGAACCAGAATCCTCCTCGCAGTCTAAGGATGAAACACAACAGGAGTATCTCGATTTGGTTACCAGCATTGATTTTGATGAATATCAGTGCTAGGCTTTCGAGAACTATTTCATCGTTCGAACAGGCGACTTAATGCCTTCTCCTGTTCTTGTACAAATTCAGCATTTTTAAAATCAATTACAATAAAGATGTCGGAACTCAGGAGAAAAACTTGAGCTTTTCCGACCAACAAAGTCATTGGATCTACTCCATAGCAACTGAACGTGACAGTACTTTTGGTGGAGCTGATACCAGTGACAGAGTAGAAGATTTCTTTTACCGACCTGTACGAGTAGCGGACCTTGAGTGGTTACCTGGTCAGAACTTTGAATACAGTTTCGACCCTTGGTCCTTGTTCTTTGAAGATGACAGAGTGCTGCGTAGATTGGCTAATTTCAATTTACTCCGCGCTGACTTGAGAGTTAGATTTGTCATTAATGGTAATCCGTTTTTGTATGGTAGAGCGATCGCTTCGGCCCGACTATTGCCGGACTTTGATAGCTTTACTGACTATACGGCCTACGATTTGATGACTGCAACTCAGCGTCCTCATGTATTTTTAAATCCCACGACTTCTGAAGGTGGAGAGATAGTACTACCTTATTTCTACCCGAAAGATGCATTGTCCATTCCAGATGCGGAGTGGCGACGCATGGGTCGTGTTGATGTATCAGTAATGAATGTGTTAGCCACGGCTAGCTCTACTCCAGCAGAATCCATCACGATATCGGTTTTCGTGATGGCAGAGAACGTTCGATATTCCGTTCCAACATCACGCCTTCCCGTTTTTAACGCGGAGGGTGATGAATACGGAATGATCTCTGGTCCTGCACACACGCTTGCCAACTTTGCCTCGTCGTTGGCTAGCATACCTGCTATTCGGCCTTATGCTCGAGCCACGCAGATGATGTCTGAAGGTGTAGGTGCCTTAGCATCTCTGTTTGGTTTTTCACGAGCCAGAATGGTGGATGAACCTCATTCTTATCGACCCCGTTTGGGAGCCAATTTGGCAACGATTAATGTTCAGGATAACATTGCTTCGTTAGCCTTAGACTCTAAGAAAGAGGTTACTATCGACCCACGAGTGGTTGGGTTGACAGGAGACGATGAAATGGCTATAGTTCCTTTAGCCAAAATTGAGTCTTATGTCACAACTACCACGTGGTCCCACACGGACCCTCCAGACACTCATTTGTTGAGTATGTTTGTTTCCCCCATGCAGGGAAATGTTGTGGATGGTGCAGTTAAACTCACTCCTTCGGGATGGGTTGCCGCTCCATTCACTTATTGGAAGGGTACCATGAAGTTTAGGATTAAGATCATATCTTCCCAGTTTCACAGAGGAAGATTGAAAATAGTGTGGGATCCCCAAACTTTCACCGGAGCTGGTCAATTCAACACGAATTATATCGAGATGGTTGACATAGCTGCCGATCGTGACATGACAGTGGATATTGGCTGGGGCCAACAGACCAGTTACCTACCTGTAGGTAATAGTGAAGTTGT